ACGGAATGCCACTCGATCAACGCAAGCTGGTTTTAAACCAAATAGCGACGTTATCGTCTATCATCTCTGAACGGGGACTCGCTTTTACGGAGTACCCCCAAAGTGACCTGGATGAATTGTCGTTAGGTGAACTCGAAAGAGTCCGGAAGGCGTATCATGAGCTGGCGTATTCTCCGCCTATTAAGTAACGTGGAAATTAGGTCTGCCTATTACGGGCGGACCGATTGCGGATATTCTCGCAAGAAAGGTACAAATGACTACTGGAACTACTGTCACGGACTTAACCACACTAGGCCCTTATGGGCGTGTCGGCTATTATTATAGCAGAACATGGTCAGGTACGGACGAGACGTCCTCATATCCTCGAAATGTCGTAACGCAAGTTACACGCTACAGGTACATACCGAAGCCACGCGAGTGGCCGCGAACGAAAGGACTTAGCCTTACGGCTAAACCTCCCATCGTGTATGAGAAGGTTCCCTACACCGTGTTAAAGCGTGTATGGAATAGACCCCCGAAAAGGGGACGTCGTAGTGAACACCCCTACTCTATGTCAGCGTCATCGTATTTTGATGATGTCGGCCAATGGAGTGATAACTATGGGGCTACTTGGTATAACTCCACCTTCGTTAATTCGTATGGTGGGAGCAGCTTTACCTCCAATTGGAGTGCGAATGACGATCTTGCCCTTCTCGGGAAACTGAGAGAGCGGGTCGCCGGTTCAAGCTTTAACGCGGCGGTGTCGCTGGCCGAGGGACATCAGTCCCTACGGCTTATTGCCGATTCAGCGGTGAAGCTTGCCAAATCTTTGAAGTACGTCCAACAAGGGCGCTATGACAAAGCCTGGTCAGCCGTAGCCGGGTCAAGCATGAACACGCGTAAGCGTAATAGTGCAACCACCCTACTTGAAGTACAGTATGGATGGAGACCATTGTTGAACGACGTTTACGAGGCGGCGCAGTTTCTCGCGCACCTTCACAGCGTTCCTCTTCAGCATGTCATTACCGTTACACGTAAAGTGAACGGTGTCGTAAAGTCGGGATCTCCAACAGAGGTTGGTCTAAAAGGCTACGGGTTCGAATCCGTTCGCATTAAAGCCATTCTCAAGGAGGTAGACGTCATTGCCCTTTCAGGAATGATGGACCCGATGAGCATCGCGTGGGAGAAAATGCCGTACTCCTTCGTGGCCGACTGGTTTATCCCGATAGGCAGTTATTTATCTGCTCGCGGGTTGAGTCAGGCGTTGACAGGTACTTTCGTTACATCACGATATACTAAGTGGAAAGTCCACTCAGCATATAAAATACCTGTCACAGGTATTTATGCTGGGAAGAATTTGATGCGCGGTTTTGGTTATCGGCGTGAGGTTGCTATTCTCACAAGGACTATCTCGACCACCCTTAGCGTTCCTAGACCCGAGGTTAAACCCTTGGCGAAGGCATTATCGTGGCAACATTGCACTAATGCAGTTGCACTACTTGTGAACAGGTTTGGATCGAAAGATTCTCGAAACCTTGTTTAATTTCTTGTATCCTCTCTGGATATGAGTAACCGCGATTATCGCATTTACGCATCCCAATGTGTAAATTAATTAATAGGGAAAAGACAATGTCTCAAATTGCAAACATCGCCGTCTATGATGGCGCAGCAACACCTGTGTTACATACACTCGTACCCATCTCAGTAACAAGAGATGCTGGAAAGGTTGTCGCAGAATATCGCGAACAACTGACTACAGTCCCAACCAATGGGCAGGTTAGGTGCGTTCTTACTCTTCAGCAGAGTAAGAATGGCATCTATCGAGTTGATGCACGGGTAGTCGTTCCAGTAATGGAGAGTGTTTCAGGCAATAATGCCGCAGGATACACGGCTGCCCCAAAGATCGCTTACGAAAATACCGTCCAGATGACCGGATTCTTTAGTTTGCGATCTGATGCCGCTGGTCGCCGTCTTGTTAGACAGCTAGCCACAAATATCGCGGGCAGCATCGGAACTTCGGTAGCCCCCATAACAACGGGACCGCTTCCAGAGCTTTTTGATCTGTTAGTAGCTCCTACTTAATTCAAGTAGGCCTAACGCCCATTCTTCCCACTTAAAGGAGAACTATTAATGCTTATTAGCAAATGGGATCAAGTGTTAACTGAGGAAAGCACGCATGAAACCACTTCAAAGCTGGTCGCATGGCACCTGGGTAATATCGGGGACAAAACAACGAGGGATGATCTTAACGATCGTACTTCTCGTGCTGGTTGCCTTAGGCAACTTTGCGAGTTCCCTATTGCCTACGATAAACTGACGTCAAACGATGCATATCATGTCCGACAAATACTCGCCTTCTTCCAGAAACGGAAGGATCTCGAGTTCGGAGTAGATGTGCGTCAAGTGGCTTTGGACAAATTTATCGAAACCGAACAGCAATGCTCTGTAACAAATAGCATTTTCAAACACTGGGCTTCAGGGGGGTTTAGATTCCCAACTGACGTTGAGGCGATATTCCATCGTTCTCAGCGGATAATAGCCACAGTTCTAGGAGATGTTCCGAGTTTAGAGTGCCTGAATCTGGGCTTCGGTCCTGGTGCAACGACTCAAATAAAAAGAAAAATCTCATCTCCCCGATCGAAACTGGGGCAGATGTTCTGCTGCAGCGAAGATCTCACCTCGCTCCTCCCGGAGCTTCTCGGTGAGATGCCTGCTTGGATCCCGTTTCAAGAGGATTCAGAGTCGGCCCTCGTTGACGTGGCTATACAGCCGTGTCGACTTGGTTTCGTCCCGAAAAATGCTAAAACCGATCGTGCCATTTGTACCGAACCTTCTCTCAACGTAATGTTGCAGAAGGGTATCGGGCAATATATGACACAGCGGCTCAGTCATTTTGGTGTCGATCTCCTCGATCAAAGCAAGAATAAAAACCTTGCGCGGGAGGGATCGATTACTGGCGAGTTAGCAACGCTAGACCTTAGTAGTGCTTCAGACCTAATCGCTACAGAACTGGTGTATCATTTGTTGCCGGTTGATTGGTTCGTCTTCCTTTCCTGTGCCCGCAGTGGGCATTGTGAGATTAATGGGAGCACTGTTCGCCTTCAAAAATTCTCCTCTATGGGAAATGGGTTTACTTTCCCGTTAGAGAGCCTTATCTTCTACGCAATTTCAAGAGCGTGTTGCGGTAAGGATGAAGTAGTCAGCGTGTACGGGGATGATATCATAATCCCTACAGCACGGCATGCCGTCGTCATGAAGGCACTTGTGGCTGCGGGGTTTCTCATTAACACCGAGAAATCCTTTGTTGAAGGCCCTTTCCGCGAATCTTGTGGAGGGGACTACTATTCGGGAGTTGACATTCGACCCTACTATCTTAAGGATAGATTGTCTGGTATGACGCTCTTTTCGTTGTATAATTACTATACTCGAAGAGGGTTATCAGATCCAGCATCCATCGTCTTATCGTGCATACCAGACCATTTACGTCTATATGGTCCGGATGGGTACGGCGACGGTCACCTTATCGGTGACCACCCGCGCGTTCGGCCTAAAAGCCAGCGCGAACGTGGTTGGGAGGGTTATACTTTTGACACTTACACACTTAGACCCTTAAAGGACTTCACAGTCCACAAAGGCGATAATGTGCTCCCGTGTTACTCTATCTACGCAAGTGGCCCCCTGTTCGAAGAATTCTTTCGAATAGACCCTTGGGGTGATCGTCCCGATAACTTTCCTAGCTATCGATCGGTTACTGCTTTTTATCGTAAGAGTGTGCTCGGGGTTTCCATACCCGGGTATAAAGGTTATAAGAAGATATCTATCTATTGTTTAGGTAGATAACGCCTGCAATTCCGGTCATCGATTTGATGATTGCCCG